ATATATGTTAAGTATTTATTTAAAAACAATAGGAGTAAAGAAATGACAAAAGGATTAAAATTTTTATTAGGATTTGCTATAGTAGCTTTTATACCAGTAGCTCTTATACCAGTAGCTTGGGTAATAGGAGATGAGTTATCTATTAAGACATTATATCCTAACTGTGTTAATGCAGAAGATAGGCAGCTATGTATTCAGTTAGAAAGTTTAAGAGGTGTATTGAGTGAATAGATTAAAATACTATTTTAAAGTTATAGAGCTTGAGATAGAAAACAAAACATATAAATCTTTATGTAAGAAGTTAATGAGAAAAATACAAGAACAAAAAGATTTAATAGATATACTATCAGAGGATAGGGAGGATTAATGGTGGCTAGTGCTACAGAAGTATCTAAAGGTTTTAGTTATACTGAGTTTATAAAGGAGGAGTAATGATTAAGCACGTAGAAATTCTGGGGTATAAATATGAGGTAGATTTTATAGAAGATGATAGAATAATTATAGTCAATAACCAAGAATGCTTAGGGGCTTGCAACCCACCTGAACAAAAAATACAGATAAGATATGACCAACATAAACAACAAAAGAAAGAATGTTATTACCACGAAATACTCCACGCTATCGATTGGATTATAAACGGTAGTCATACATTAACAGAAGAACAAATAGATTTTATTGCAAGAGGATTAGCAACGGTAAAGTTTATTAAGGAGGATAAATAATGTTATTTAAGGAAGATGTAGAACAATCACTTAAAAAAGTTCTTACTAGTTTAACTATTGATGGAGATACTGTAAGAGCTTTAACAGAATTATACAATTCACTTCCAAGTAGTGAAACAGTTTTACGATTAAAAGAAATAGATATTACACCAGATAATAAACCAGTAAGAGAGAATAACTTTCTAACTTACAAGAGTACCAAACAGGAACTACAGGACTTAGCTGATGAATTAAATAAGGTAAAACCTATTGATTGGAGAGATAGTAGTCAAGCGAAATATTCTATTTACTTTGACTTTGTAAATAAAGAATTAGGACTTAATTATAGTTGTCGTCTCAAAGGGTTGAATATCTACAGTACAGATAATTCTTTATTAGAAAAAGCTAAAGAAAGAATAGGAGAAGACAGATTAATTAAATTATTTAAGGAAGGAATATAAGGAGGATAAATAATGGGAATAGATGTAATGAGTATAGTAGATTATGTACGTAAACAGAAATGTAATTGTACAGCAGGACTTCAAGATGATATCCTAACTATTAATGTTATAGTAGGTAACCTAGCTAAAAAGTTTGAGTATGATTACAAAACAGTACAACCTAATAGAGTACAAGAAGATATCGCATCAGCTATCTTAGATATGAAAGGTAAATTAAATAAATAAAAAAAAATATCCCCTTCCATTTTGGAGGGGGATTTCTTTTTGTCTATTAAATTATTAAATCGTAAAGGGCTAGGATTAGATTTAAGACAGCTTAAATACTTTTTAGGTATAAGTTATCCTAATCATATCCTACCCTTGTCAATTCGTATTGTAGATACCTTAAAATTAATCGTTAAGCTATTACTGGGTTACACTCTTATTAAATAATTCTCTTTCTAACTTTCTCCTTTTCTTTAAACCTTCTAATGGTTTTTTATTACTACCATATACCCATCTATCAAATTCATTACTACAACCTTTGTAATCTCTAAGGTTTAATTTCTTTAGTAATGTAGAAGATTTAAGATTGCCAACTCCAACATTAAAAGCAAAAGATACTAATGCGGAGAACTGGTTTTCATTAATAGGTACTTTAACTAACGCAGAAACAGCTTGTTCAAATCTTTTTATATCTTGAAGTAAGTATCTATCTGCGTCAGCTTGTGTTATAATGTCTCCTAATTTAACACCAGTAGTATGACCATATCCGATTGTAGGTATTAGGCTAGGACATAAATAAGCTTTTAACCTACAACCTTCACATTGTTTAATTATAGATAAACCTTCTTTGTTTATTTTCATACCTTCCTCCTATACTGGGTGAACGTTGTTCTCTGCAAAGTACTTAAAGAAATGGGCTGGGGTTATTTTATGAGGAGCTGATTTAAAGTACTCTCTTATAGCTGCACATCCAGTAGCTATATACTCACTACATACCATACCTTTTCTATTCATCTGGTCGTAATGAGGAGAGAGAACTACTTTGACAAACTCTATAATATCTTTAACTCCATAAGGTAATCCTAAGTTATTCTCTAGTTGCTTAACATCTAACTCTAACGGATATACTGCACCAGTAGAATATATAATCTTAGGGAATACCTTTTCAAATATCTTCCATCTATACTTCCTTGTACCACTAGGTATCTTATACTTAGGTTCTGGTTTGAGGTGGCTCTCGTATATCCACCATCCTCTATTGTATATAAGAGCTAGTACGTGGGAGGGTCTAAAGCTAGCAGAAGGAAAGAACTCTCTTGTAAACCTATCTATTAGTTTAGATATCTTAGATGTTCCCCATTCAAGTACTACATATGTTTTTGTTTTATCCAGTTTGTCTATATCTATTGACATTTAAATCCTACCTGTTATATTTCCATTATCATCTATATACATATTATACTCTTTAAGTATCTCATCCTTTCTCATTGGAAGCGTTCCATAATAAACAATATCTCCAACGGGTCCAAGACCTCTCAATGTTCTAGCTTCTGTACCTAATAATCTTCTTGCATAATTAGCTAGTTGAGGTTGGTTTCTTCTTATATAATTAAAGAATTGTTGGGAAGTACCTTCTGGAAAACGTTGGGTATAAGACTGATATTGTCTTAATAATTCTGGTGATACTATATTGTTTATATCCATCTATTAACCCTCCACTATATCTTGTGCTTTACGATTTATCTTACCTAGTATTTCTACTACTTCTTCTGCTATTGTTTTCTTAATCTCATCATCTAATACATTACAACCAAAGTAAGATTGAGCTGCTTGAATACCCAAGATGATAAGTTGAGTCTCTACTTTATCAACCTTATCAGTATCTAGTTTCTGTAATCCTACAAGTAGTACTGTTCTTAGTTTATTTTTAAACTTAGGTAAATCTCTTTTAATTCTTTCTATCCTACGTTTGATAAACCAGTTTTTAATTTTATTAAATAATCCCATAAATATATCTCCTTTTATTTAAGGTATCTACAATCAATTTTAAGAAGGGTTTGTTTAAGACAGGATGTTTATATATAAAATATATTTACCCCGTCTTGAGACGCCTTCTAGTACCCTTAGATTTAATAACTAACTATTTACCTCTTTTACGTCTTTTCTTACAAGCCATTAAATATCTCCTTCCTAGTTATTCATTTACTGTAGTATCTGTTAAACTTCTAAAGTCTATTGTAATCGAGAATGTTTTGCTATCTCCAACGTTAAGTGTTACAGGGGTAGTCAACACATCTCTAGTTAGCAAGACTACGCAAGGTATACTATTATTATAGCCTCCTAATCCTATTTCTTTTATAGTTACAGGACTTTCGGTATTATTTGTTGCTATAGCAGAAAATGTAATACTATTATTATTAGCAGTTGTACTTTTTTTTTGAGGTGTTAAGTCAGTTACTAGCTCCCCTGAAAGTTTATAATCATCAATAGTTGGAGTAACATTACCAGCACCTAAATATATTTGACACCCTGTGAAACTAAAATTCGCAGTTGGAATACTTGTACTATCATAATTTGTACTGCTTGTGCAAATATTACAATCGAAACTTAAACTACTTGTTTGTGGAAAGTCCATATAACCTTTGTCACTGGGTTTATACACTGTACCCCCTGTTGTTTTTATTTCTCCAGTCATACCCATTGTTTGAGATAGTCTAAGGCTGTCCGTTATTGTATTTACCAATACCCTTCTAAAATTATTTAATAACATTCGTTATACCTCCGTATCTGTTACTTGTACTGTAGTGCTACCGCCTAAGTTTGTTTGAGTAGCATTATCATAATTGTTTATTAGTAATGTTTTATATTGAGCGTTAGCTCCACCTGTTAAAGGAATAGTGCCTAGATATACTTCATTAGTATCAGTAAGTCTATACATTGTATCTGCGTCTTTTGTTGATAATGCCTCATATTCTGTACTGGTTAGAGTTTTATATCTTAGTCCACCACTAGCACTTAGTACTCCATCATCTGTTATCGATAATCCATCACCTACTTTAATTCCACCAAGAGTAGTAGTAGAAGCAATAGGTAAGCCCACACTCTGAACATAATTAACTACTGTTTGTGGAGTACAAGCTGTAGCATTATCATAGTTACCTTCTTCATCAGGTTGAAAATCTTCATCAGTTGATAAATATACTACCCCTTGTGACTCGGTTGTAGCATTAGGCAGTGTACCCCAACCATAAACATCATTACCAAAATTAGTTAATACCTGACCATTAATACCACCACTAGGTATCGGTTCTGATTTTAAGTTAGGGGTTGTTATAACTCCATCTGCTGTAGTTATTAATAGTCTGTATGTATCTCTTGTATTTGTATCCACAGATATAATAGGACTAAACCCATCCTGTCCAGTAGCACCTTGTCTACCAGAAGGCCCTTGTTGGTTTAATATTATAGTATATTCTGGAGTAGTACAGGTACAAGGATTATTCTCGTTTGTTGCCATCTTATATCTCCTATTGTTTGCATACTCTAAAGATACCAGATGTATTACCTTCACCAGAAATAATATACTTAGTATCTTTATCTACTACCGTTATAATTAAAGCATAATCATAAGGATTACGTAATGCTTCTTGTTCTGTTATTTGTACCTTAAACTTACCTTCTGTTGGATAAGATATTAGACCAACAGCCACTTCACTTGATGTTTCGGATATTATTTTATCTATCAAGCTAGGTAGATTAAAGTAAGGAGCAATCTTAACTTGGAAATGTACTTCCATACCTGTGAGGTCAAAAGGCTTTAGCTCATACTCTTGTGTTTCTGTATTGAACACCTTTTGTTGTATAGTAAATCCAAACCCTCTAGCTTCTCCTTGTTTTATTTCTACTACTAATCTATTGCAATCATCTACCATAGTTATACTCCTAAATCATACTTATAAGGCCCGCTCCTACGTTACCATTACCTGCTATAGTAATAGTTTGTCCTTTTTTAACAGGAATTAGAGTAGTAGTTGTGTTATACCATTTACTTCCACTAGTTTGGTGAGATACTTCTACACCATTTATTTGTACTATAATGGAAGCACCGTTGCCACCAAGTTTAGTATATACAAAACAGTTTTGTGTTGCTACAGTTGTTGAATTTATTGGTAGAGCACCAATGTACGGACCAATAAATCCAGTTCTACTTGATAAATCAACTGAACCAATCGGATAAACTGTATCTATATGACCGCTACTGTTTGTTGTAAAACTACCAACTTTTCTAAAGTAATCATATCCTGCTGGTAATGTTGGTGTTGTACTATTAGTTGAGAATGCTAACTTACAACTAAAGGTTTCCTTATCATAACATACATATATATAATAAGCAGTATAGGCAGCTAATGTAGTATCCTGTAGTGATAATATAGTATAAGAATTTATCATTTGTTCATAGGTACTATCCCAACAATTACCTGCTGTACAAGATATAGTTGTAGCATTACTCATAAAAGGAATAAACCCTCTAATTACGTCTAAGCTATTTACTGTTTGAGCTCTTAATGTTTCTAGGTTTACAGCGTCTTTATTATTTTCTGCGTCAGCTACTTGAAACACTTCATTTTGACTACCATTAATATCCGCTTTATTAGTTTCAAGATTGTTTATATCCAACTCTGCTGTAGCTAAGTTACTTTCAAGCTGGTCTACAAATTGCTTAATAGAAGTAAAGTTACCATTTACCTCATTAGCTTTTGCTTTAGTACCAGCTATAAATGTGTAGGGTATCTCCCATACCATATTCTACCTCCTGCTTTCTTGTAGTCTATAATTACGACCTCTACGTCTCATTAACATATTAATATCTCTTGGAGTAACTCTCTTATCATAAGGGAAGTAACTATCTCTAAATCTAAATCCACCTACTCTAAACTCATTCTCAATAGGAGTAAGTATTGGTTTATTAGGGTTACCTTCCATTAGATAAGGTATCCGATTATCTCCAATTTGACCTAATATACTTCTGTTAGTTGGTTGATAATATACTTGTCCACTTCTTGTAGCTATCGTTGGTAATAATGCTTGGTTTAAGAATGTAGCTACTGGACTAAAGTTTCTTGACAAATATCCAGTAAACCCACCTAATACATCAGGTTCCTTTTGAGGAATTGGATTACCATTATTATCAAGAGTTATTACTTTACCATTTACAACATAACTATTAGAACCTACAACTGGATTACCCCAAGCGTCTTTACCTGTCATAGCATTAAATAATCCAGTTAATGGATTGATATTACCACTCAACATATCCAACGCTCCGGAAATTCCGGATGGTTCGTTAGCCTTACCAGTAGGTAATATATTACTTAATGTTTGGAATGGAGCTGATAGAGGATGATAATCGAAGTAAACCTTTTGAGCTGGGAAGCGTTTTGTATATGTAGGTTTAACAGTCAACCCACCTCTTATATCTCTATCATCTGGTTGTTGTCCTACCGTCACATCAAATTGTTCTAATTCATTACCAATCCTTGCAGGGTTTCTAGCGAATGCTTGAAGTCTTAATGGGTTATCTCTTAATTGATTTATCAATACATCCTTAGAAGTAGTAGCTACTTTGTAGAATGGGAATGATAATGCACCAAGCTCGTGCAACTCAGGAGAGATATAATAGTTCTTACCTACATAATCCCCTAACACAGAGTTAGTTCTATCAATCAATTGTCTTTGTATATTCTGGTCTGTAAGACTTCTATCAAGTAGAGTATCAACATCTACCTTTAATTCTTTAGCCATTTTCTTAGCTTGATTGAAATACACAGCAGCTCTATCAAATGTTTCTAATGTACTTTCAGCTTGGAATAATGGTCTAGCTAAATAGTCTTGTGAGGATTTAACTATACCACCAGCACCTTGTAATCTTTGAGCGAATGTACTCTTAGGATTAGTTAATAAGTTTGCTGATTGTTTAAGTTCTCTAGTCACATCTTTAAAGGTAGTAGCAAGAGGGACGTCTTCAAATACTGGAGCTAAACCTTTATATGTTGTAGATGTTAACAGGTATTCTGGTAAATACTTTTGTAGTGAAGGTCTATATGCACTAATATAATCAGCACCACCTATACTACCTAATGCAAAGTTACCAACTCTGTTACCTACAATGTATTGAGGTTTAACCAATACGCTTGATTTAAAAGCACCCATTAACGGTTTAACAGCAGCAGAAATCTTTCCTACTGTACTATTAGGGTCAAGACCTCTAACCCTATTTGTAAAGGCTTCTAGGTCTCTCTTAGGTACTACGTATAAATCATTAGCATACTTCTTTAAAGTAGAAGAACTTCCACCTTGTGATAATTGCTTAGTGAAGTTACCTATCTCACTTTGTCTACCAGTATTAAATAAAGTCTTAACCCCATCTTTAAATTCTCTTGGAGATATAACTACTTCATTCTTACTTATCTTAGCAGCGTCAGCTTTATTAATCCTATTGCCAAACTTCTCTGCTAGAGTTTCAAAAGATATTTGAGCTTGTTTAGCTTTTTCTATCTCCGATACTAACTGTCTATAACCTCTGTCTAAGTTATCAGCTACTTCTTTAGTGGTACCATAACCATAAACTCTCTCTGTTGATAAACCCTTACCTATATCAGTTAAATCAACTAAGGTTTTATCCCCAGCTTTAAATAAACCTCTTTGAGTAATAGGAGCTATCTTACCTTCATCGTATAGTTTAGTTCCTCTTTGAACCAACTCATTTAAAGTCTTTTGAGTAGTTCCAATATTAGCTAGGTTTTCCTTTGTAGGATTTTCAATAGCTTTTTGTATATTCTGTAGATACACATTCTTTGTTCTACTAGGGTCTAGATTTTCTAAGACAAACTGTCCTATTGCAGTGTTCTTAATAAAGGTAGGGTCTACTCCTAAGTCTATTAATTCTTTACCTATCTCATCTGAGTAGGCTTTAAGTTCTTGGGTTAAGTCTATATACTTCTCATCCCACTTACCAGTAGTTAAACCTTCTACAGCTTTATCAATTCCTTTTCTGTTGGCAAGGTCAGCAGCTTTAAAGTTCTGTCTTGCTGCTCTTTTACCTACATCCAAGTCTCCGATATTGAGGATACTATTTATTTCTCTTTCTCTTTGAGTAGGTAACAAAGCTTCTCTAATAGGTCTAACTGTAGGAATATTATCTAACTTAGAGGCTGCCTTAGCTATACTACCTTTAGGAGTTAATGTGATAGTATCCAACACAGCATTAAAAGGGTCAGCACCTGCGTTATATACAGCGGTCTTAGCAGATTGTATTGGGTTGTTAGCTATACCTTCTGTAGTAACACCATAAGGAGATAATACCATATTAGCAAAATCATTTACTACATTAGTTTCACCACGTGCTACTTGACCTGCATAGTTAGCTACATTTCTATTAACAGTATCTCTAAAGTTTTCATTAGTAGCATATACATACGGACTACCGAGAATAGTTGCAAGACCTGCTGCAAAGTCTCTAGCACCTGCACCAGACCTTTGAGCAACATTCATTCCATATCTGTCTCTATTAATAAGAGTTTGCTCATATTCACTTAAAGGGGCTTGACCTATAGAAGATAAACCTGCATTAATATTAGCAATAGATTGTCCACCCTCTATAGCACCCTTTATAGCTTCTTGTCTATTAAATTCAACCATCTAATAAATCCTTACTTAAATTGTCTCCAATATTCTAACTGGTCTCTAGTCATACCAGTAGGGTTTTGTTCAGTCTGTTGTTCGGGATATAATTGAGCGTATACATCCTTCAACATTGTTTGACCTATTGGGTCGTTATAATAAGTAGCAGCTTCAATAAGTTGAGCTTTAATCTTCATAGCTGCTAACGGGTCTGATTGTTTTAACTTTTCTAAGTCTTGTGAGTTAATACCTAGTTGTCTAGCAACATCTAACTTAGTAGCATTATCTATTTGAGCAATCTTATAATCCATCCAGTTATCAAGAATAGCTCTTTGATTTTCATTAAGTTGTTTATACTGTTCAGTAGTTAAGTCTGCTATTGCCTTAGCATTTTCTCTTTCAGCGGTAGCTATATTATTTCTTTCTTGTTTAATTAAGTCAATAATACCTTGTGTACCTTGTGTGGTTAATTTCTGTTGAGTTTCTTGAATTGGTTTAAGGTAATTAACATAATCAGTACCTGTCATATTAGCTGCTATATTAAGAGGTAGCCCAGTCTCTTGACTTAACCTCATAGCACTAGCTAATTCAGCTCTCTTTTGTAAAGCTTCGTTCTGTGCAGCAGCTAAGTTAGATGATAGTTGATAATCCTTTGCTAATCTCTCTACATTAGTTGGTTGTGCTTTTAGATTAGCTACGTTATTAGCAGGACTTGCGTTAGTCTCAACATTAATAGTTCTTAACTGTCCTTCTGGAGATACCCAAGATACTTGGCTAGGCATTTGTAACTTATTTGTTACATCTTGCAACGCATCATTAAATTGAGCTTGTCTTAATGCTCTATCATCAGCAGCTACAGCATTTCTATAATCTTGGATAAATTGGTTTTGTCTTGTTAAGTTTTGACCTGCTTGTTCTAGTGCATTTAAGTAGGCATTAACTTCCTCCTCTGTAACACCAACATTAGGTTGTTGATAACCAGCTTGAGCTCCCTTAATAACATTTGAAATACCTACTATATCATTTAATAAAGTATTATTTCTATTTATATTATTAGCCATAATTTTATCCACCGTATTATTTTGTTGTACAGGAACATTATTAGAAATATTACCAGACGCTCCAGATTGCGTTTTAACAGGGGGTAAATTAGTTTTAGGTGTATTTACATTCCCATTAAAATTAACACCGCTTAAATTCGATTGTGACGCTTCTGATGTGTTTAGCGTATCATCTATAGCAGACAATCTTTGTTCAGCACCTTCATAAAACTTCCTAATCCCATCTAAGTCCTCCATCTGTTGTTTTGTTTGTGCAATCATTTTATCTTGATTGTTTATAATATACTGATTATATCTTTGTTGTTCTTCTGGAGTTAAAGGTTTTAGACTATCTTTAGCTAGAAGTTTATCAGTTGCGTTTCTACTTCTAATATCTCCTGCTGCTTTTTGTAATCCAGCACCACCCGTATATCCAGCTACAGCAGGAAGTAATCCTACACCAGTAGCACCAGCTATAATAGACCCACCTTTAGTTAATAAGCCTAAGGTATCTAATGAACGAGACATCCAGTCAGCATTCTCATCAGTAACATTCTTCCAGTAAGAAGGAAGTTCTAATGCTATACCAGCAGCAGGAGCAACCTTACCACCTACACCTTTTAATACACCACCAGCTTTAGGAGTTGCTTTAGGAGCTGACTTAGTAGCACCACCAACCTTTTGTTTAATATCATCAAGCTTGGGTTTATTATCCTGATTACCATAAAGAGTATCTAAATCTTTATTTATATTAGTATTAGAGGTAGGTACTTTCTTAGTAGACTGTTTAGGTTTTTCTTGTTTAGGTTGTTCTGTAGTTCTTTCTACAACTTCCTCTATTTGTTTAGCCATTCTTTCTATATATTGTTTAGCCTGATTGTATTGTTTAGGAAAGTTCCTTTTCATTAAATTAAGAAACTGGTCAGGTCTACCATCAGGAAATCTTGATTTGTAATTATCATATAACCATTCTATTGTTGCCATTATATCCTACCCCATATATCTTCAAAGTTACTATTAGAAAGATTATTAGTTAAATCGCTTGTATTTAATCCCCATCCAGTATTTGTATTTCCTATACCAGAGAAAGTTTGATAAGTATTAGGACTTGATATATTAGAGGTAGAACCACTATTTAAAGAATTTAAAAAGCCTCCTGCTTGTCCTCCTAGTGTTGAACTGGACTGGTTACTACCTCCAAAACCTCCAGTAGCTCCACCTATTACAGCTCCTCCTAATGCTCCCCAAGGGCCACCCATAGCAAATCCAGAGGTAGCACCAGATAATGCACCTGTTAAAGCACCACCAATATTAAAACCGCTATTAGCGTCATCAACCTCATCTAACCATTTGTTCTGTTGGTTCTGTAATCTTATCTTCCAGTTGTTTTCATCTACTCTTTGAGTTTTAGTACCTGAATTGTTGAACAAAGTATTGTAGAGCTTAATATTAGCTAATCCTCTATTGTAAGCTTGATTAACTAAATTATTATATTGGTTAGCAGTGTTAGCAGCTACTTGACTTGCTAAGTAATCATAGTTTCTATTGAGACTATCTGTATTGTAAGCGGATGAACTAGCACCTGATGTACCTAGTCTTTGTCTTTCTCTAGCTGCTAATTGATTAGCCCGTTGAGTATAAGCTCTATTTAAATCATTCCATTGAGCATTAGTATAAGCGTCTGCTATTGATTGATAATAGTCATTATTGTTTATATTAAAGTTCTGGAAATCATTAAGAGCAGTATTAAGATTTGCATAAGAATTAGTATTTAATTCTCTATTTCTTGTAATCCACGGAGTATCAGCTAATTGCTCATACTGTGGTCTTGAAGGTGTTTTCTTACCCATTATTTAATCTCCATATTTTACCAAGGTACTTCCTCTAATTGGACCCCATCTATTTCAAACCCATAAATACACATAGCTTCATTCAAACCATTACCGTAAAACTCAACACTCATAGTCTGAAATATCTGGTTCATTAAAGGAAATCGTTTAGTAATATAACTACTTACTACCCAACTATCTTCATCCCATACGGTATCTGTAATACTTTCTGTATTCTCGTCTACATCCCATACAAGACCAATAAAAGCATTCTCATTACTGTTTATCTTTCTTTCGGTATAAGTAGTCTTACCATCCCTAGAGTTTCTTACCCTAAAGTTATTGGTATATTCCTCACTCATCTTTATTCTAAACTCTCTAGCTGATAAGAAGTTAGTACCTTGTCCGAATGTAAATGAAGGTGACTTCCAGTAGAATTCAATAGGACTTCCGTCAAAAGTTAAACCAGAAAACTCTTTAAGAATTTTACCATCAGTAGTACCTATATAGATTTCATTATCAAACCTAAAAGCTATCGTAACATTTTGAGGTACTTCTCTTTTTAGCCAAGTCTTAGAAGTAACATCATAAATAAATGCTGTATTAGAACCTTTACCAGTTAATAACGGCACATAAAACATAACGTACTTCTTTTCTGGATGATATACTGGGAATATATAATCAAATCTAGCTTCATTGATAAACTGAAAACTATCTCTAATCTTCATTGACAACTCACTACCTTGAAAGATAGGGTTATATATTGTACGCTTTAATACAGGATAAATACCACCAGCATTTCTTGAATATACTAATAAAGAACTATCAGCGTCTATCCAAGATTGTTGACTATCACAAGTATACAAAGAGTAAGGTGTTACGGTCCAGTTAGTATCATTAACATCATTTCCATCCAGTAAATAACATCTTTCTCTCTTAAAGATTATTAAGTATTTATCAAATAATCCTAGTGCTGTAAAGTCAGAGTTATCATCATAGAACGCTGGAATAGCACCAGCTCCAAACTCTTGTGACCATCCATGGATAAGTCCTACCTCTGAATAATACAGAATACCATCAGTACCACCTACGAATATTCTACCATTATAAGAGTTTAAGGCTAAACCTCTTACGTCAGTTTCTACAGGACTTTCTCCTTGTGTTTTAAATACAGCATTACAAGCTGATAAATCACTAAGATATAAAGCTACAGAAGTTTGTGCAGTAGGATAATTTCTATCTAGAGACAGCTCTGTATCGCTTTCTATTGAGACTATTCTATATTTATTAGCAAATATATCCTCATCATTTCCAAGTATGATATAATCACCTACAGACAGCTCTGTGAGGAATTTTGTATTAGTACCTGTAACTTTATTATTAGCACCTGTTGTACTTACGCTGGTTGCTATTAAATCCTTTCTTCCATACTGGTAGAAGACTAAATCATCAATACCGTTACTCATTATAATACCGTTATTAAAAGAGCAGATACTATGACGTGTGTTTTTGTTTTCAAATTTATAGATTAATTTAAAGCTCCCAGATACTTTATCGTATATGAATACTTCACTATTGGTAGTAACAACAATCATATATTTATTGTTACCATATATATATTCATAACCTAATGAGATTGGACTATCAAAAGTATCTCCGAATTGAGTATTACCATTCATAGTAATCAATCCACCAAGTTTATAATACTCAACATTCTTCATATCAGGACTTTCGGTACGTTTGTTAGTCTGGTTAATTGTACCCAATCCTTGAATTGTATTAAGTCCACCAGTTAGGTTGAAGTATGAAATAGTTCCAGCCATTAAATAATTCTCCTAGTTCTAGGGTTGTAAAACGCATTCATTATAGCATTCTGTGCTGTATTGTTTGAAGGCATAATATCAAATCCAGCAGGATAACCACTTGTTAATCTTTGGTCGTTACATAATGCAGCGTATGCTTTCTTGTACTTCCTTTCATAGAATGCAGCCTTAGCGTCATTAACACTTCCTCTCCAATCTGAACATACTCTCCATTTAAGTATATCTCTATGGTGAGCAGGGATAATTGGTTCATCAGTTTCATATTCCATTAAAGGTTTAGCTACACCACATTTATCTTTAGCATAGTCGTAAGTTAATAAGCTTACCTTAATTAATCTACCATTCTGGTCTTCACTTGGTACAGGATAAAGATTAATCTCTCCATCATCCATCCAGTAATTCAAAGGCATTCCTTCTGCATAAGCTAAGTATTCGTGACCTTCAATATAGCTTAAAACTATAGGCATATCAGCATATCTTAGGTATTTAATAAAGCCATTCTCTAAAGGATAAGCACCTTGCTTTGCTACTAGCTGTAGAAATCTACTTACCTCTCTAAACTTCCAAGCTCTTTCTTCATTATTACAAATAAAAGACAAAGCATTATTAAGGTCTTGCTTAACTTTAATTCCTTCTGGTAACGTATCTAACTCTTCAAATGTAGCTATCTTTTCATAGAATAACTCTGTTAGAATATCGTTACATAATTCAAAATAATTTTTTCCTTTACCCATTAATCTACTCCATCTTTAAATTAACAAGAGCTATAGAGGTTTTACCCCCTATAGCGAAGTTATTATTCAGTAGCAGCAGCGCCAATTTTAAAGAATGCTACAGCAGCAGCTTCTGGGTGAATTACTTCAAAACCATAAAGCTCGATACCACGAACGATATCTGCGAAGCAATCAGGGTCTCTCAATTTTTCTACTTTAGTAAGTTGGTTAGCATAAGTTGTAGCCATCTTAGTAGAAGCAATACAAATTTGTGCACCAGCTGCCAAACCAGTAATATCTGTAGAAGTGAATTTAGCAAGTACAGTGTTTTTGTCAATTTCAAATCCACCCATCATACTCTGTTCACCACGTTTAACAACTTCATCACCAGCAGCAGTCGGGTGAGTAAGTTGAGTTGATTTCAACATAAGACCAAATATCTTAGGTGTTACTGTAAGAACAGGCATTAAGTATTCAGGTTCCTCTTCATTACCGGCAAATGTGTAGTAACCATCTCCATTTAATGCACCTGCTTCTGTAAGAATTACAGCAAGGTCAACTACATAATCATAGATATCATCTTTAGTTACAGCCTTTGGAGCAGCAGCAGTACCGATTAGGTTAGTACCAGCAGTAACAACTTTGTTGATAACATATTTCATAACCTGTTTATCTTTCAAGTCGCCAAGTTTCTGCATAGCTAATGCACCATAACCATCAAGAAGATTGAACTGTGATTGTACCTGTTCTGTATCAGAGAACTTCATAGAGAAAGTTGCTACGTTATTGATAGTCAATCTCAAGTTATCAGCAGTTACACCAGCAGCTACAGGACATACATCAGTTGTATTAGCAGTAATAGCAACAGAGATGTTATCTGCTTTAGGAAGTGCGATATTAACTACATCGCCAAATCCTCTGATTTCCATTGTGTTATCGTATAGGCTCTTTATCCTATACATCTAACGGTTTATCATCCCGTTAGTTCAGACTATATCTTAATAGGATGAATACTATCTTTTAGATGAATACGTCTATGTTCGGTTTTAGTAACTAATAGTAAATTACTAATATCATTATTCATCTTATTATAATCTATATGATGAACTTCTTCATTCTTATCTAGATACCTACCAATGCTTTGTTCCATCACTAATCTATGCTCCATTATATAACCCTTATTATCTTTGTAAGGATGGTCTATAGGCGCTTTAACCTTTTTATATCCATTCCAAGTAGTTATATAACCTTTATGATAAGTATCAGGTGGTTTAATTTTCTTTATTCTTTTATTTCTTGGTATATCTAATTTCTTCATATAGTTGAGAATTAACTTCTTACTAACTTTATAATAGTCAGCTACTTTTTGTAATGAACCTAAAGTTTCATAAGCTTGGGTTAATAATTCTCTATTTTGATATTCTTTCATTCTATCCTCCGTTTTCGTGGAGCATTATTAACTACGTGAGTTTCAGCTCTAGTCGTTAGACCTCTCTACATATCGCTATGATAGCTTGGTACGGGATTACCCATTAATTTGAAGGGCTTCCCCGTTTAGCGGAGTTTTTAGTCGGAAGGCAAAATTATAGGTTACCTTCCCAGTTACGGTTACAGTTTCTTTCAATAAATCTAGTATATTGTTTATTTTGTCTTGCTAGTTTCTTGGTATATACCTCTGGTATCATAGCAGAGATTGTATTAGTTGGGGTAATATCGGTCATTGTTTTATCCTTTCGTATTAAATTACTCTACCTTCTCGTACCGCCCTATCAATCTCTTTTTCATACTTAGCAAATTCTTTATCACTCATTGCAGCTATCTCTTGTCTAGTCCAAGTCTTTGGAGGAGTAGCAGCGTATGAAGTTTGTTGAGCCATTACGCTATTGTTTAGTACGTTAGCTGGAGACTGTGCTTGTGCTTGCTGTTGAGCAAGTATCTTACCAATCTCAATAGCTTCACGCTGAATAGCTGTAGCCATTTGCATAAAGGTATCTATTTGATTAACAGGGTCAGTTAGTGGTACTGTATTCAGATAAGAGTTCAATTGTTGTTTTAAAGCTGGACTAGCATTAAGTAATTGTCCATACTTATTAAAACTTGTTTGAACTTGTTTCTGTGTTATAAAATTATCAATAACCCCTCTCTTTTCATTTACAATACTATCCAGTTGCCCTAGTTCATACTGTAAATCATAATAAGCTTGTGGGTCTTTTTCTTTAAGAGCTTTTGCAGAAGCTTCAATATTTTCAGCTCTATAATCAACACCATACTTATTACAAAGCTTTACGTAAGCTTGTTGAGCTTGGTTATCAATTATATCACGTTGTTTGATAGCTTCCAAGACTTGAATATCTGTAGTGCCATCAGTACCTAATCGGCTTAACAGTTCTCTTGTCTCTTGCTCTTTTGCTTGATATTCCTGAACTTGTTTTTGTAGAGCTTCCACATTTACATCTGGTTTAGGTTCTACAAACTTATCAGTAATATCTGTAGCTTGTGCATTTTCAGTTTGCTCCCCTACAGCAGGCTGCACATTATCTACTGTATTGTTTTCTGTACTAACATTTACCGTTGAGTTTTCTTGGGTAGCTGGCGCTGTCCCAGTTTGTCCTGCTGTTGTGGTTGTTTGTTGTACCGTATTAACATTTGTACTTTCTTCTGTCATTATTTACTTTCCTCCTATTTGTTTGGTCTCAATTCTTCATAACGTTCCAGATAAGTCTTGTACTGTTTAGCTACAGCTTCTATTGTTTCAAGAGCTAGTCTGTAACCAGCAGCAAACTTAGCGTCTACTAAATCATTCATCCCTATCTCTGGGATTAAAGTATTAAGGATTAAGAACTCCCTACATTGCTTAAATAAATCTTCTCTACCTTCAAGTAGGTCTGCAAATATCTTTCTAGTTTCGATAAAGCGTTTAGCTTCCTCAAACTTTTCTTGCTCTGCCTTTGCTCTTAGTTCATCTTGCTTAGTCTTTTCAGAACGTCTTTCTTTTTTAACTCTTTGAGCCATTTCGTAATTCATCTTTCCTCCTTATTGCTGAACTTCATTTGCTCTTTTTTCTGCCAACATTTGATTAACTATATTAGGTACTTGCTCTGGGAACCTAGCTAACATATCATTTCTAAATCCAGCGAAGCTACTATTAGAAATTCCTAGTTGAGCTGCTATCTTATAGAGCTGTCCATTAAGTGTCATTAGTTCCATTACTTGGTCAGTGTCTTGGAAGTTCATTCTATTCAATATCCACTTCATGAACTCTGCTGCGGTAACTGGGTCTAGCACAGCAGATAATGATTGGAATACTGGACTACCTAATAGGTTAAACAACTTTTGGGTTTCACCATCTCTCTCTACAGCAGACTGGCTACCCCCAATGATAAAGTAGTAATTACCATTTCTTACTTCATCTGTTACTTTAGCATACTGATTAGGACCAACTGGTATTTCAATATTACCAGTATCATATACCTTTTTAAACAAAGCATACTTCCTAACCAACTTGTATATTATGTTGTGGGTAAATAGGTGAGACTCTTCTGCCATTCTCATTGTAGCACCACTATGAATATAACTTGCTTCACTAGCAGTTCTTACGCTACCATCATTAGCACCTTGCATATACTGGTTAATACCTGTTGCATTCTCCATCTTTCTTTGGAAGAAATCAGAGAACTCAAATCCTCTTAACCCAGAAGTAAAATCTAACTTAGTAGGCGTAGCCCCACTCATCATATCTGGTTCATATTCTACGACTCTTCCTGCTTGTACATCTGTGTAGAGAGGTAATGCACCTTTAGGAGCTAAGAATGTTGGATAAGTATTTAGCTTCCAAGATGTCATCATTATATCCGCACACATATTCTGTACAGCGTTTAATATTGAAGGGATTGTTAAAGGAGATTGACCTCTACCTGTATCTGGCCTTTTAAGATATGCTCCCCAAATAATAGATGTTTGAGGTTTACTTGACTTCTCAAATCTTGCTAGATACTTGCCAGCTACTACTGTAGCTTCCATATTGTAAAGTACTTCACAAGTATCAGGGTCAATAAAATCGCCTTCAAATTCCAATACTTCAACAGTAGTTCCGTATACCTTAGTATTCTCATCTATCTTGGTTTCGTATTGATTTTTAGTTTGCTTATTGCTTTTGTAAACAAGCTCTCTAATATCTTTACGTTCTTCCTTAGTAAGGTTGTACCCTTCATTAGCTAATACTGTTTCAACAGGAACAAAGTCTCTGTATATCTTACGACAGTGTTCCCAGTTATCTACTTGGGATTTATCGAAGTATAGATTGAATGGGTCTATCCTTTTTACATCTACAGCTTTGAAGGTTTGTAAATCTCTCTTAACTGTTTCAGTAGAAAGTTTAGGTATCATATTCTCTACATCATATTCAACTACTGGTACATCCTGTTCTATCTGTACAGTTTCTTCTTTCCAGCAAACATATAAAGCAGCTTCACCTTTTTTAACCCAATCATCAAGCACTTTATCTAGTGTTGAGATTAAATCTATATTATACCAATCATAGATAAGACTTGCTTTGTAAGTACCTGCTAAATCGTTACTTCTTAAGTCTAAACCTCTAATATCTACGATAGCTTCTAAGCTAGGATAACAAGCTCTGTGTAAAGCACTCATATAAGTTTTATATTGTTCATAGATACTAGGTATCTTATTAATCTTATCTGAATTAGTTTTCAAAGAAGGATACAACTCATTAAGTAGAGCTGCTGTCTCATCCTTCGGTACTTCTAAATCAGTATAGTAAGATTTGAAAAGGTTATTAATTTCATTTGATATCGTATCTCTCTTTTCAGGAGTTAATCTAACTTTCCTATTTGCCTTATAGAAAAAACTCACCAAGGTTTTGTCTCCTATATTAATCTCTTATCGTACTTACCACCAAATATATCAACACCCATATTATTTGATTGTTCTTTGAAGTTATCTACTGTCATACGTTTAACTGGAAAATATAAACATACAAGATAACTTGCAGCGTCTATTGGGTGTCCTAAGAACTTAGCCTTACTATCACTCTTAATCCTAGAAGCAGTAGGTAACTTAGGTTTACTTGTACCAGCTTGAACTTCTAGGTTCTCAATATTGTAAATTAAATATTTACATTGTTCGTGAATAAAGATATGGTGGGTATCACCAGCACCTTTAATCATATTGTTCCAACAAGATATCCTGTATTCAATCGGAGGGTTCTTATGGGTTACTTTTAAACTAACATTCTTAAAACCGTTACGTTCTAAGTTATTACGTAAGTAAACATAATCAACACCTTTAGTAGTTCTAAAATCACCAGAAGCGTCTCCGTTTATCTCTATTGGTAAATGTTTACAATCATAAAGTAGTTCGGCTACGTCCTGTGCTGTAGCGTCTGTAGTTGTATTCTCTCTAACAACTTCATAAAGATAATATATATTACCATCTTTAATTTGAGCTATATACCAACACATAGGGTCTACGTTAAAGTCGCAGGTAATATGGATTGGTAAACTCTTGTCTAGTTTTAAATCACTACGGACTTGAACTTCTTTGTTGAAACCTTTTGTAACTAACGTATCTGTTTCGCTACAATCCTCACCTAAAACATTTATCCTATAATACTCATCAGAGTAAACCTCTTTTAGCGATTGAAGATACCCTGCAGGTAAATATATGTTTTGAGCGGTGGGAGCAATAATACGTCGATAATTAGGTTGTGGGTTTTTCTTAAAATACTCATATATCCATCCTAAAGATTGTTGGGGGTTTGTGTGACCAAATAATCTATACTTAAAATCTTTCCCCCATTCAGGTTTCTTCTCTTGACGTAGACGTGATAACAACATCCTGAATGTACTTTCAGGGGTATCACTCATTTCTTCAATCTCAATAAAACCTAAGTTTAAAGATTTAAGTTTGCTATCTTCTTCTAAGAACCTGAATAATATTTCAGATTTATTAGGGAATACCAATTTATTTTCACTCTTTAGATAAGTATAAAGACATCCTAACTTATCTAAGTGTTCAATATATGTAGCTAGTGTTGTATCTCTTAAAAGAGGTAATGTTTGTGCTCCGACTAATCCTTTAATACCAGCATACTTGAGAGCTAATGTTATACCTAGAAGGCTTCCACAAAAAGTCTTGCCAGCTAGGAGCCATATCCGCCTTGATAAAGAGCTATATCTCTATCATAGTTATGTGGTATTTCCCAGAACTCTTTTTGTGCTGGTAACAAATTGACGGTATATGACATTAACATCACCTCCTTTATGTCTTACCCTGTACAGGGGGATAGGTTCAGTCTCTCCTGACAGTCCCAAAAACCCTTAGTACCCTATCTCTCCTAGCTACCTCAGTCCCTAGTCACCGTGTAGACCACTCATCTCAATTGCGGATTTTTAAGAGCCCTGTGGCGGTTAAACGCTTTATATCTTACCTTCCTCTACATTATTAATAACCAGATTAACGGGGTTAATAACCAACTCATCAGGCTGTAATCCACTCCACTTAGCTAACCTCTCCAGAATATTCAGAGCGTCTGTAGTCTTGTTAAACTTAACCGCTTGTGAATATTGGTAGTATAAAGTCCTTAGGAGTTTTTCTTTTGTCATCTTCATATTAGCTGCTGCTTTATCAAGTTGAGCTTCTCTTACTGATATTGCTTCCGCTATCTCATCATTAGCCAGTAGGTCAATCCCTATACTTAAAGCTTCCTCTTTTGGATAACCAGCCTTGATAGCTGCAAGCTCTGGGCTATAGGATTGAAGATAAAAGTCTATGAACTTTTGATGGGTTGCGTCTATCATAAATACTCCTAAAAAAAGAAAAAGTTAAGGATAATTCTCTAACCTTAA